CAGCAAAAATCGTTGGAATCGTTCCAACTAATAACCTGCCCATGTCGCAACTGGGCAGGAGCGTTCCGTCCGGGCTGGTGACGAATAACCAGACCGGCGTGAACCTCGGCGGCACGTTCACTGGCAACGTGAGCGGCCTGACGGGTCTCACGGGAAGCAACGTCACCGGCGTCGTGCCGACGGCGACGAATGCGATGAATGGTGTTCCTGGTGGCAATATCGTTACGAACAATCCCTATGCCGGTTTGTTCCTGATGGCGAACGCATTGACCAACCTGTATTATCCGGGGATTGTGTTCGTTTCCACCAATGGGCATGATACTAATGGTGGTGCTGGTTATTTGACCAATGCCTTTTTGACAGTTACCGGGGCTTGGACGCACATGGGCAACGGCTACGCCTATCATGTTGGGCCGGGCATGTTTAAGGTTTATACAAACGGAGCTTTCACCCATTGGATACAGGCACCCGCAAACATGGTTCTGGATGGAGAGGGAGCAAACACTGTTCTTTGGGCACCTTATGACCCCAATGCTGCCACCGGAATTGCGGTCACGACGAATCAAACTTTTCAAAATCTTACGTGCAGTAATTTGGTGTTCTTCACTCCACTTGCTGCAAATCTTTCGGGGACGTTATCTTCTGCCACAAACGTAAGCTGGCTGAATCTTTCGATTCAAAACTCAAATGTAATTGACACGTGGTATGCCGATGGTGGCGATGCCAGTGGAGGGGGAGACGGATATCATTTTTGCATGGTGTCAAACTGTACAGTTGTCGGGTACTTTGATTTGGCTATGGGATTCTACAACTCCACCTTTGCATACGATAACATCTTGTTAGCTGCTACAAATACCGCTATAGAACCCGGTGGAGGCACTGATCCAATTTTCCTCTATGGCGGGAACTTCACTTTTATCGGCGGGACTTATACGCAGCAGCATGCGTCTGGTAGTTCGAGTGGCTACACTTCGACGATTCAAGATGACGAAACCGGAATGGATACAAACACATTCATCGGCACAATTCAATGGTACATTCCCGGCACACTGGTAACGAACATGAGCGGAGGGACAACTTACAGTGCCGGGGGAGTTTTTCCAGTCAATAGTTTTAGTGGAAATTTTTCTGGCAACGGCTCCGGGCTGACGAATATAATCTATCAAGCCAAGGCTACCAATACCATCGTGCCCATCTACGGCCATGTCACCAATAATGTTGTGACCTGGACTACTAACCCATGACCCGCCGCGACTACATAGGTTTGGGGACTTGTCTCGCGCTGCTTATAGCGTCGGCGATTGTGTTCATGGTCTGCACGTCACCTGCTGGCGAGTTGCCGCCGATTCCGCAGGCTACATCCGTCAACAAGACCAACCGGACAGTCGTGCATGAGACGAACGGGAGCACGGTCATAACCAGCAACGGTCGCTCGGTCACGAACTGGCCCGTGCCGGTGCCGACGGTGCAGTCATTCACGGTCACTGTGCCGGTGACGGGAATCTTCACGGTGACGAACGTAACGGAGCCATCTTATTTCCGAATCTGGAGCAACGACCTTCAATGGTCAAGCAGCCCGCTGTTTCCGAAAACGAACACGATTAAAATGGGCACGCTGACAACCAGCATGACCTACACGAACGCATGAAAGGGTGAATGGACAAGATGGAAACACTATCTGTTACACTAATGGTAGGCGGAGTAGTGCTTGTCGGCACGGCAATAGGAGCGCCAGACCTTGGCTGGATTAGTGCGGCGGCTGTTGCTGTCATTTGGCTAGACCAAAAGTTCTCCCGAATAGACAAAAAGATAGACCGCTTGCCTTGTGTTCGCGGGAAGCATTGCGGTTTTGGATTGGAAGACCGCGACAAAGAAGAATCTTCAACGATATGAACTTCCCCGACGACCTTCTACTCGGCGACGTGCTGCTCTACAACTTGCCGCATGATTTGCCGGATGATGTGATTGACGTTTTCACCGACAGCGATGTTGCCCATGCTGAAATTTATTGGGGCAACGGCTTGTCTATTGCTGCCCGCGCTCAGGGCGTTAATGTATATGACTTCCGATTGGACGGCCTGATGTATGTGCGCCGCCCTGTTGCCCCGTTTAATCGTTCGCTGGCCGAAGCATGGTTTAACAATGGCATTCGCGGATTGCCCTACGGGTGGGAAGGACTGCTCACGTTCGCCGGAATTGACCTGCCAAGCAAAGGTCTGATTTGCTCTGTCACCGACGCACTTTTGCTTAAGGTCGGTCAATGCCCATGCTTTGCAGATGATTACCCAATCCACAAAATCTCACCACGGGACTTGAAACTGCCCCGCGAGCTAACCACAATATACACAGCATGAAAACACTCATCATCCTCATCAAACGAAGGCTATGCGGCCTGATTTTCAGCCATAGGCCATTGCATCCTACCGATAGTGGGTGGGTTGTTGGAAGTAAAATGGTTGACCGATTCTGTAATAGATGTGGTCACATTGTGAGAATGCCAATGGCGGAAGACCCTCGCTATGACAAAAACTGAGCGGGTTCAACCCGTAGGAAAATTATGGTAAAATCACTAATAGCAAACTGGAAAACAACGTCAGCAGGACTGACAATGATTGTCGGCGCTGCTGTTCACATGGGCTACGCACTTCATGCTCACGGACTGACCGAGCAGGACTGCACTGGAAGCCTTCTGGCCATCATCGGCGGCATTGGTTTTATTGCCGCTGGCGATGCAAACGTAAATCCACCAACACAACCAAAAACACCATGAACAAAACACTGAAACTCTGTACAATCGCAACCATCGGCCTGCTCGCTCTGGCGGTCAGCGCAAGGGCGCAAACATCAACCAATCCTCCGGCATTAACCACTGCCCAAGCTCTCACTATTGCCGGAACAAATGCTCTGAATGGCTTGGAGTCTCTAAGTCTCACTCCGGGTTTTGTCGGTTCGGCATTTGCTGGCAACATTAGCGGCAATTCATTCGCCGGGGTTGCCATAAATACGCTTCCAACAAACAACATCAGTGCCGGCGTGTTCATCGCGGACTTTTACAAGCACAACAAATCCGATGTGTTTGAAGGAAATGTGAGTGTGGCCTACAACGCCACAGCCACCTTGCCAATCGTCGGCGAGTTGCCGTGCGTGATTACCGAAGGGCCAGCCACAGACATCAGCAACGCCAAAACGGTGTATAACGAAAACACGCTGCTCACGGGTAAGACGTGGGTGTTCAACAAAAACGTCACACTGGCTGTGAACGGGGGTGGGGTCTATCTAACCAAATATCACAACCCCGGCTGGATGGCGACGGCGAATCTGGTTTGGAAATTCTGACTTTTGGTTGGGGATAGGGTTGGCCGGGGTGTAGTTCTCGCACCCCGGCCCTTAAAACTATGGCATCTAAAAAGTTTGATACGTTCCCTTACGGGCTTGACACCCGGCGGTCAGTTTTGACCTCACAGCCGGGGACATTGGCTGTGTTGAATAATTGTCACGTCAACCAAGGTGCCGAGATTGAAAAAAAGAAAGCGTTTGTGCCGTTGGCATTGTTGCCGGGCACTTTCGGACTTGAGGCGGTAGCAAATTCGCTTGTTGTTTTTGGGTCGTTATATCTTTCCGGGCCAAGTTTTCTCCGTTCAAGAGTAAACATTGGTGGAGTTATGTATGCCCAGATAACCTTTGACTCTGGCGCAGTAGGAGCCGCGACCGGCTTTCTTCCGCCCGTTGGTTCTTTTGTTACAGTTACGGGACTTGGCGGTACTGGTTACAATTTGGTAAATGCCGTAATCACTAACGCAATTAACGGCCCCAATGATGGACTTTTGGGCAGGCCCGGAACGACTATTTATTATTTGTCCCCCGGATTAGCAGAGAACATAACAACAGACACTGGTGGGACAATAGCTATTTCGCCGTCGACACAACTTACTGTTCCTGTTGCTTACCAACAACTTCTTGCTCCTACCGGTGCAGCAATGGCGTCAGTAATTTATTCCACTGTTTTTGGCGGTAAGACTTTTGTCATTGCTGCTTTTGCCGACGGTTCTTTATATGCTTTTTACGATACGAACCTTGTAACGGATTTTGTTGCTGGCGTTAACGACATTGATTTCACTTCCCCAACGACAATCGCTGCAGGTCTTGTTGCGTTAATTAACCAGACGGCGGGTTATACCGCCGTTCAAAACGGGGCTTCTTTTACTGTTACTGCCTCTGCTGGTAATAATTACACACCTTCCATTGTAACGAAAACAAATGCGGGTACGATAACTAGTATTCTTACTAGCACGGCGGTTGCACCTTTTGGACAAACTGGCGCAAGTGGCTCATTTCAGATTGTTGCCGGGCAGTCGGGGTATGCGGTAGATACTCTTGTTGGCAATAATACTAACATTACAGCCGGGAACACTGTTACCATTAACGGAGTAGTTTATACCTTCAAAGCGACTCCAGCTACTTCGGGTGATGTGGCGATAGGAACAACTGCGTTAGCTTCTGTTGCTAATCTTGTAGCTGCGATTAACGGCGATGGGTTTAATACAGCTAACGCTTTTGTAACAGCAGCAGTTGATGTGACGGGTTATAGCGTTAACATAACAGCAATAGCAAGTGGCACTACGCCGAATAATTATGCTGTTTCTACAGCCAACTCAGCTAGTTGGGCATGGACAACAGCCAAGCTTGCCGGTGGAAATACAAACGCAATAACTAATGTAAAAGTCGGCACGACGAATTTGCTTAATGGAGGTACTGCTATCCCAATGGGTGTAACTCCCTCAGCGACGGCCGCTGCTGTGGCTGCAAGTATCAATCTGAATACGGGAATTGGCTTTACCGCTACTTCTGCTGGTGGAATTGTTACAATAACCTCCACAACTCTTAACGCTTCTTTGAATGACAGTGTGCTTTCTGTTGTCGTCAGCGACGGAATAATAATCGGCAACTGCTCTTTTTGGTTACAGGGTTCGGGTTTTGAGACTGAAATTACAGCTGGTGGTGTAGACCTAATAACTAACGGCGGACAACATTATTTAACCTTCCCAACGGCAGGAGCAACTTTGGCTTTGTATAATGCAGCTATTGTGGCTAACATTATATCTAATAGCAGTACCTACACCGCTTATACTGATGGCACTTTAATCTACATTGCAAAGTTAACAACAACAAGCGCCGATGTTCCTATTGCAGTTGTGGTTACTGTAACACCAACAGGAGGTAATGGAACGGTAACGACGCCAAACGGTGCTGTTATTCAACTTACCCTCAGCGAATCCGTACTTAATTTTACAGCCACGAGTAGAATAGCGTATACCACTGGCTTAGTTTCTGTTACCGCTGCTGGTGGAACTTCGCCTTATACTTATCAATGGTCTGTTATTGGTTTCCCAGTAGGGGCTGATTATACTTCTACAATCGTTACACCAAAGGCAGCTTCTACTAAGTTTACTTTTTCAATTCGTAGTAACACAACATCTTACAAAGTCCCTTTGGTTACTCCAGCACCTTTTGTCGCCACTGCAACGTGTACAGTTACTGACTCGGCAGGGAATGTTTCCTACACCACAGTCTCTCTTGTTTTTGCCGGATAAGTATGAGTTCGCCATACAATACATCTATTGTTCCAACTCCTACCGCCCTTGAAGGCGGGAATGTAGGGGTTACAGGAAGTGGGGCGGTTTATGACTTTACTGTTGGCGGCACGTGGTTAACAGGCGATGAAATCACGTTGATTTTTACCGACCAACTTACTGGCTTACCAACTCAAGTAGGTGCAGGAACAGTTAGCGGGCTACTTCCAATTTTCTGTTTTACTTTTTCAAATAAGGAGTACGTGCTTGCAGGTTCAACCGCTTACTTTTCCGTTCTTGGCGACCCGACTTCGTGGAATGACCCGAACGGGGTCGGAAATGGCTATGTTCAAATGTCCGACTGGAACGCCACGCCGGAGAATCTTGTAGCGATTGCGCCGTATCAAGGACGGTTAGTGTTCTTCTCTCGTGATGTTATCCTAATCTGGATTGTTGATGCCGACCCGACAAAGTGGCAGCTTTCACAGACGTTGGAGAACATTGGCACTGTCGCTCCTTTAAGTGTTAAAAACATCGGCGACCTTGATGTGATGTTTTTGTCGGACACTGGGGTGCGGTCGATAAGAGCAAGGGACATTACTCTTAATGCTTTCGTTAACGACCTTGGGTCGCCGATTGATTTGTTACTGCAAGCGGCGATGGAGAGCGCGACGGAGGCAGAAATCGCTGCCGCTTGTGCGGCGGTAGAACCTTCGTCGAATCGTTATTGGCTTTACCTAGCCGGGACGATTTATGTTTTTAGTTACTTTCCGTCGTCGAAGGTGCAGGCGTGGTCGACGTATAGTCCGACGTACGAGAATTTAGTAACCGCGCCAGCAACAACCTATAGTGCGGGAAAAACTGTAACATATACGGGACTAACTCCCGGCGCAACTTATACTTTTACTCCTGATGGTTTTAATGTTAGTCCGGCACAAGGAATTTTCACTTTGGGGGCTGGAGTAACTACCTTTGTTGTCACGGGCACAACGGCAAATGCCACATATACAGGGGTACTTAATCAAGTAGTCACCTTTGCCCCCTCAAAGTTTGTTACTTTTGGTGGCCAAGTTTATGGTCGTGCCGGTGATTTTGTTATGCTTTATGGCGGAGTGAATAATAATACTTACGATTACTCCGTAGCAACTGCTACTTTTCCTTGGTTAGATTTGGATAGTCCAACAGTAAGGAAAACGGCAAAATCCATTGACTACGCGTTAAAAGGAAATTGGCAGCTAAGTGGTAGTATGGACTATGCGGGGGTAATCGGCGGTGGCGCATTAAAAAATATCAACCTTGACTCGCAACCTTCATTTCAAAACGGTGAAGTTCCTTGGACAGATGAAGGGTATCATGTGCAGTTGTCCGCGTCGACTACGTTAAATACTGCCGCTACTTTAAGTAGTTTAATCTTTAACTTTGAACCCGACGACGAAAAATAATATGGAATCTTTAGTAGCAATACGGCTTTTTCAACCAAAGGATAGGGAGCAACTAGAAAAGAACGCTAAAGCTGATGGGCATAGTGTTTATTTTCCGACGCATGTCTTAGAAAAGGACGGAGAGATTGTGGGTTATTTGTCCTTAAACGCCGTGCCGTTAGTGCTTTCATGGCAGGACTCAAAGAAAATGGGGCCGATTGACTCGGTTGAGGAAATAGGATACATTAAAGGTTCTTTGCAGAACTTTTCTTTTATTTGTATTCCCTGTGACCCGGACAGTCCCTACATGAAGTTTCTTCCCAAAGCGGGGTTTGTGGAATATAGTAAACCAGTGAAGCTTTTTATCAAAAGTAATGTCCAGATAATGGACAAAACGGAGGCCAAATAATATGGGATGTGGTTCTTCAGATGCTGGCTCTTACGAGCGGCAACAGCAACAACAACAACAAGCCGCCATTCAACAAGGGGTGGGGCAGGTTAATGCAGCGTTTAGTGGCTTCACTCCACAATTTTATCAAGGCGTGCAAAACGCTTATACAAACTACGAAACGCCACAACTTTATCAACAGTATCAACCGATGAATCAACAACTCGGGTATAAGTTAGCGAATCAAGGGTTGTTGGGGAGTGGTGCCGACCAGTTTTTACATGGACAACTAGCGCAACAGATGGGACAGGCACAGCAACAAATCGGCAATCAAGCTCTTGGCGCGTCGAGGGGATTGCAACAACAAGTCGGGCAGGAGAAGGGTAATTTAATTAGTCAGTTGCAGACGGCTTCCGACCCATCTTCAATCGCGCAACAGGCTGTGGGGCAAGCGGGACAGCTTAGTGCGCCGTCAACATTCCAGCCCATTGGTCAAATGTTGCAGAACTTTGCTACCATGTATCTTGGGCAGCAAAATGCGAATACGTACAATCAATTTGCAAACCAGTATCTGAGTGCTTTTAATAACCCCGGAGTCTATGCTGGTGCGATTCCGCAACCTTTTGGAGGACAATAATATGGGGTGTGGTTTAATGGAAGTAGCGATACCGTTGATGTTGGCGGGCACGGCGTCACAGATGTACGCCTCGAACGCTGAAGGTGGTGCAGAGAACAGTGCCGTAGCAAATGAAATGCGACGGCAAAGAGAATACCAGCAAAGGGCGACAGGGCTGTTTAATCAATCTTTGGGTCAGTCAGCGCCACAAGCAGCACAGCAACAGATTCAGCAAGGACGTCAACAGGCGTTGCAAGCGGGACAACCGGCAATGCAGATGCCGTATGCGGCGTCGACTGTTCCATTGCCGGGTGGACAAGACCGCTTGTCACAAGCGAGGCTTAGTTCTCAGTTAGGTTTAGGACAGCAAGCAAACGCGAACTTACAAGGATATGGAAATTACCCCTTGCAGCAGTCGTTAAAGGACATGGATATTGGCGGTCAGCTTGGTGTGGTGAATAGGGAGGCGTCACAATCTGCGGGAGTGCTTCCTGCTGAGTTGCAGCAAGCAAGTCAGTAACAAAGTGGGTTGACAGGGATAGGGCAGTTGTTGAGCATGGGTGGTTTGCTAGCGGGACTAGGAAGCTTAGCCGCTGCACCTGCAGCAGGTGCGGGTAGTGCTGCTGGAGCTTCTGGTGTTTTTGACTGGAGCAACCCCGCTACATGGGGTGCTGAATATGTACAACCAATGGCTAGTGGAGCCTATAACATTTTACCATCTGCTGCCGCTGCGTGGTAACAAAAGGAGAATAACATGCCAATCATAGGTAATCCATGGGTTCGAGAAGCCGGTGCCGCTGGTGAGGGAATTGGTTCCACACTTGCACAGGCGATGATACAAATGCCGCAGCAGCGTGCACAGTTAGCAATGCAGTTAGCGGCACAAAGACAGGCGCAGCAACAAGCAATGATGCATTATGCGTTGCAGCAAAAGGCACAAGCACAAGAATCGTTGATAGGGAACTCTGAAATTGCGTTGAAGCAACAGGAACTTAAGCAAAACGAGGAACAGCATAAGTTGTCTCTCGCAGTAGAAATGCTTAAAGCAAAGAACGCTGCGAAGGGTGAGTACAAGTTTGGGGAGACAAAAGAAGGCCGTCCGTATTTGTTAAACACCATTACCGGAGAGCACAAGTGGATTGACCAGCCAAGTGATAATGGCGGTATGCCTTTCCCCGGTGCTCCTGCGACACAGAACCAGCAGAATGAGAATATCAACAAGGGAATGAGCACTCTTGGTAATCTTGCGGCAAGTGGGTGGAATACGAATAGCTTCGCTCCTTTGTTCAATGCTTATTCAAATAGAGTCGCACAAGCTCTTGCGCCAAGACCGCAAGGCATGGGGAATGTAATGACTAATGCTCCGGCACCGGTTGCGCCACCTGCTGTTCCTCCGCAAGTTCAAGGCGCAGCAACAGGAATTACTAACCGTCTTCGCTGGACACCACAGGGCTTAGTCCCTGTTCAGTAATATGCCCACTACCGTCGAAGTCCCGGGTCTCGGCACTGTCGAGTTTCCTGATGGAATGAATCCACAGCAAATGGATGTGGAGATAAGGAAGCATTTGTCCAGCGCAGGGCCACAGGTTCCACAGCTTACTGGTGTTGAACATCCTTATGTGCCGAATGATTTTGGTGCTACTCCACCGCCAACTAACTTTGGGCCTTCAAGTCGTGACTTTGCCGAAAGCATAAGTAAGGGTTTTGGCTCCAAGTTCATCGCCGGACAAATGCAGCCGGGGGTTCTTAAAGCATTAGCAGAACAAGCAACCCCGGCTAATGCGTTGATGGCTCCGGTGTTACCGGGGGTGATGAGTAGTGAACTTGTTGGTATTCCCCTTCGCGCCTTGTTCGGCGCAGCCGGAGCACAAGCCGTGGGACAAGCAGCAGGGCAAAGGTTTTCAGGAGTGCCACAAACGGAAGGAGAGAAGAGTTACCTTGACGCTCAAATGGTTTGGGGTGGAGCGCAAGTGGCGGCGACACCGGGATTGGAGAAACCCGTTGGTGCTTTAGGAAGTCATCTTTATGAGACGGGAAGGGTTCTTGCTGGTCTTCGTCCTTCAGATGCGGTTACTCAGCCGTTTCGTCTTGGCGGCGGTGTGCCGCAGCAAGGATTGGGACAGCTTGTAGCGGGGCACGTAAATCCTCCCGTGGCGCAGGAAGCTGTTCCATCGCCGTTTGATAAAGGGAGGTTGTTTCCTAATGTGCCAAAACAGCCGGGCGAGGTCGGCGGCCCATTGCCGAAGAATGCCGTGCCGGTTAAAATTCAAACTCCTCAAGGAGTTGTGGAAGGGGTTTACCACGGTTCTTATTGGGAAGCACCGGGAACGGATGCGGACAAGCAGCCTGTGATTAGTTATCCGACGCCACAAGGTCAATGGACAACCGGGGCTTTGCATCCCGGCGATAGGGTTTTGGATAAAATCCCTTCCTACGATGAATGGAAGAACCCGAAAGCGTTGCAGGACTTGCAGCATGACTTGAAGTCAGTGGTTTCTGCCATTCGTTATGGGAAAGAGAACAACACCCTGACCCCGGAGCAAATTCAACAGTTTTTCGCCGAAGGTGATGCAATACATCAAAAAGCCCTTAGTGGCGCAATCGCCGAAGCAAAACAATCCGCCAACGATTTGTGGCGGAAGGTGATGGAAATTAACAAAAAAGGAGCACAAAATGAAACCGCTAGTCAAAAAACCCCTAGTGCCGGTGTCGACCAAGGAAGCGCACAAGAAGACAAGACACCAACGCCGAGTAGCCCACTTCAAAAAACAGTACCCGCAGATGTCGGAGCAGGAGTGCCAAGCGCACGCGGGGGTGTGCAGCAAAGTACTGGGGGACGCGTAGAGCCTCAGTGGGTTAAGAACATTCTCGCTATTCCTGAGCAGAACCGTAATCAGGGAATGAGGGAAGACTTGGATAACTGGATGCGCGGTAAGCCGACGAATAGGGAGCAGCGGGACGAAGGGGGTTTTATTACTTTCGGCGGTAAAATCAATGGGCTTGAGGCACTTGGATGGAAGGGTGATACGAAAGTGTCGGGCGAGCAGACGTTCAATCGGATTAGGAACCTGCTTGGTGGGGATAGTGCTGAGTTTAAGTACTGGAATGAAGCGGGGTTGAAGTCGTTTTTGGCTGTGCCGAGGACGCAGGCGGAGGTTAAACAGTGGATGGAAGGGAACGCGCTGAAAGTGGAGGTTAGGAAGTTTGGGGAGGG